CTGCTAGCTAAACACCCTCTAAATAGAGGTATTTCACGGGGGAAATGCTACACTAAGCAAGCCAATTCGAATTCTGACAAAATTCAAACGGTATCCAATACTTAGCGGACCTTTTAATTTAATGTATGTGAGTCAAACACACAGAGGGACAAGATACAAGTTAATCGAGATCACTAGAAGTGATTTCGATAACTTCATCTTCCGAAGAATCGGTGTCGCCACCAGCATACTTACTGTGCCACCTGTCGACCAGATAATCAAAATCATGATCGAGGGCGGGAACTATAAGTTTTACTCTGCGACACACTTCCTGCATCTTTTCACGCGCATCCTCATAAACTTCTCGTCCATGTCCAAAATACTCGTGGCAAGCACATTCTATAACAGATGTTGCAACTTCACGTGGAGAAGCTGAACTAGATTTCAGATTGGCGTGCATACTTTTCATAATTGACATAGTATCTAAGCAGCCAACACTACAACCTATTTCAGGGATATAATTAGACTTCCGCTTAAGAAAATCAGCAGCATCCAAATCAAGAAATTCACTTGTTTCATCACCTTTATCAGGTGGAGTGATTTTAATCCCTTTTGGTGCTAAAAATTCCTTATAAGTCTCAAAATTAAAATTGATATAATCATCACTGACACTACCAATAAAATCATCTCCATAAGTTAATGCTGCCACACAACTCCTAAAATCCTTGGCTTCTGGATATACATGGAAAAATCCCAATCTAACATAGAAACTTCCAACGATGCCATTAACAACTACTGTCAAACTATTTCCGGAGGTATTCATATTATATAATTGTAACAATGTGCCATTGAAATCCAATAAAGGATGAACAATATCATGTACCATCATTTTCATAATATACAAATCCTCCTTAGAAAAGCCAGCTCTTTCAGCTAACTCTATCAAAGAACAGTAAGCGGCCTTTGTCATCTGGGAAGACATTCTTAAGTCATATTTGGAATAATCCCATCCTAAAATGTTGGAACCATTGTCAGAATACTGCATAGCGTGCTCCATTAGCTTATCCCATTGCGGTCCAAAAG